CCCGCAACTGCCTGAGCATCTTCGTCAGAACGCCGCCCGAGCCGGACTGCAACGCAAAGAACGCTTTGGTCAGATCGACGATCAGCCTGCCCGCCTCCCACAGCGGCGGGCGAATGTCCTTGAAGAACTCGGCGATCGCGTTGCGGCCGGACGCCGACTCGGTCCACGCCTTGAGCGCCCGCGACCCGGCGACAAGCCGATCGACGATCTGACGCCCGAGCGGAGCGCCGAGCCGGGTGATGTTGTAGAGCGCCGACCACAGGTTCTTGAACAGGGCGACCATGTCCTGCGTGACGTCCTTGGTCTTCGCGAAGAAGTCGGCCATGTCGCCGTTCTTGCGGTTCAACTCCGCGGCGACCTCGATCCCCTTGCCCCAGCGCGCGAACAGGTTGCCGAAGAACTTGGTCAGCGGCCGGGCGACAACGACGACGTCCATGAACGCCTTTGCGAGATGGACGACGACGCCGCCGAGCTTGCCGAGAACCCGGTTGTTGGTCCGGCCGACCTTCTCAAAGTCGCGGCCGAAGCCCTTGGAGCCGACGAACTCGCTCATCCGCTCGATCACGGTGCCGATCCGTCGCGCGGTGCCGGTCAGCACCTTCTGGAAGATCGGCATCTGCGACATGACGTTGTCGAGGCCGCTGTTCAGAGCCTTGAACATCGGCTTCTGGATCGCCGCCTGTAGCTCGCGGACCGGCTTCTTCGCGTCTTGCAGGCTGCGAGCGAACTCCTGCGCCTCGGGACTCAGCTTCTTGAACGCATCGACCGACTCGTCGAGCTTCTCGTTCAGGCCGCCGACCGCCGACGTCACGTCCTTGATCCCGGTCAGGGCGACAACCGCGCGCACCTGCCCGAACAGCAGCAGCGCCGAGCCAGCCGACGCGAGCGATCCTGTCAGCGGCCCGAGCGCGCCGGTCAGCGCGACGGCGCCGCCGAGCAGTACGCCGATCGCGTCAGCGGCGACGCCCGCCGCGGCGATGAACGCGGGCCACTTGAGCAACCCGATCGCCTTGCTGAGAACGTGAATCGACGCGCTAGTCGTGATGATGTTCTTGCTGAACCCGCGGAAGCCGTCGGAGGACTTGCGGACGTGGACGTCGGTGTCTTGGGCGGCCTTGGGCATCGTCTTCGACGAGGCGCCGACCTTGTCATAGGAGCGCGAGACGTTCTCGGCCGACGTCGCCGACGCGGCCATGCGCCGGTCGAACGCCTCCATCTGCGCGGCGGCGGTCTTCGTATTGACCTTGACGTTGACCGCCAAGTTGGCTGCGGCACGGCCGATCGCCATTACCCGCGCGCCTCGGCCTTCCGCTCCTCAGCCTCCTGCGCGTAGATCTGCGTCCACCACAGGAACTCGACAGAGGTCATCGTCCGCTCCAACTCGCCGACGGTCATCCCCAGATCGCGGGCGAGCCGGAAACGGAATCGCATTGGGCTATTCGCCTGGAAACTCCCTGGCCGCAGCCGACCTCTCAGTCTCGTTTCCGGCGATCTCGCCGAACTTCTCGATCACGCGATCGAGCGCCGTTGCGGGCCACGAGCCGAGAAACTCCTCGGCCTCCGCGGGGGTGAGCTTCGGCTGATCGACGGCCGCGGCGAAGATCGCCGCCAGCTTGCCGATCGAGACGTCGGGGTTCCCGTCCTTGTCCGTCAACTCGGGCAGGTTGTCCCGTTCCTCGACGGACAGCGACTTGAGGACGACGAAGCCGTCCAACTCGGGAAGCTCCAACTCCTCGCTGCGGAACTGGAACCGCCTGCGGTCGGCGCGCGCCTCCTTCGTGAGAGGCGCCCGCCCGTTGCCTTCTGACACTTGCTGCTCCTTTTGTCCTTGGTTTGCCTACGACTCGCTTCGCACGACTCCGGACGAACCGGCGTTGGAGAAGGTGACGTCGGTCGTCGAGAGGTCGCCGACTCCACCGGACAGCGGCGTGTACCCGAGCAGCATCGACTCGGGGAGCGTGTACCGGGGGTTCGACGGCCCGACGGCATCGCCGGTCGGGATGACCTCGACGACGAACGTCGTGTCCTGGTTGTTGAGGGTGTTCAGCTTCTGATCGACCTTGCCGGACGCGAAGTCCTGCTGGAAGGTCGCGGTGATCTGCGCGGTCCGCAGCCCCTTGACTGCCGATGTGTAGACCGAGCCGAACGCCGTCGAATCGACGTCGGCAGCGCCGTCCTCGACGGTGACTGACGTGCAATGGTCCGAGAGGTCGAGACCATCGACGGTGATCTGGACGTCGCGGAGGACTACCTTGCCCATTTGGGAAACTCCTCTTAGGGTTGTGACGTATGCTCAGTACGCTGCCTAAGCCCTGAAACAAGTCTGCGAGGGCCATCGGACGTGAGAACGCGGAAGGCGCCATTGCGAGTCTGCGAGACCTGCGGAGAGGTCTTCACGCCGAAGCAGCCCTACGCGAAACGGCCCGCCCGCTTCTGCTCGCTCGACTGCTATCAGGCGAGCCGCGACGCCTTCGTCACCGTCGTCTGCGAGGGCTGCGGGATCGAGTTTGAGGCCGTGCGCGCGCGCAGGCGCGCGGGGCGAGCGCGCTTCTGCACGCGCTCCTGCGCGAGAAAGTCTCGGCGCCGAGACTCAGAGCCGCGACAGGGTCGAGCGGACGCGGCGCTCTAGCTCGACCTCATGCAACTCGGCGGCCGGTTCCAGATACGGCTGCGCGTGCATGTTCTCGGTCCCGAACTCTTGGAAGATGCCCCAGTAGGCGCCGACGCGGATCGCCGCGCCGCCGCCGGGCACCTGAGTTGCTTCGATCGACTCGGCCAGCCAGCCGGGCATCCGGACGAAGCTCGGGTAGACGATCGCGTGGGCCAGCTTCGGCGCCAGCCTCCGCGCATCGCGGGCGACGTCGTTGGCGACGGCGATCGCGTCGTCGTCGGTCTCTGTGACCAACTCCTCGACGATGCCGGGGAGCCGGTCGTCGAAGGTGACGTTCTTCGACTTGTAGGAGACGAAGCGGCCGCTGGCATCTCGGAAGGCCATCTACTCCTCCATCCCCGAGCCTTCGTACTCGACCTCAAAGTCGCAGCCGAGTACGACCGTGCCGTCCGGTCGGCGGAAGTTGCGGACCGGGCTGACCCGGTTGACGTTGATATCGGCGGTCAGCCCGCCGCAGGTGCGCTCGCGCAGGCCGCTCTCGGGATCGCACTCGACGGCCCGCTTGATCGACTTCGGCCCGTTCGGGCTGCGGAACTCGCGCAGCCGCTTCTGCGCGCCGACGTCCATCGACTGCCCGACGGTGACGCGGACGACGCATTCGTAGTGATCGACGCCGCGGGCGAATGCCTCGTCGAAGGTGATCTCGCCGACGAGGACTTCGGCGGTCGGGGCAGTCGCGTTGCCGAGCATGTAGGCGGATTGCTGCAAGCCGTCGATCGACGAGAGCCGATCGGCTATCGCTTGGCAGACCCGCTCCTCGTAGGGGTCGCCCTCAGCCATTACGAGAGCAGCCGTCTTCGGGTGTAGGGGCCGACGAGCATCGCGACGTCGGGATCGCCGTTGGCGATCCGCACAGCGACCCCGTCGGCGCCCATGCCAGCGACGCCGAACGGCGCCTCACGGACGCGCTTGACGAGCCTCGTCGCGAGGATCTTCGTCGCCGCCACGATCGGGTCCGGCACCGTGTTCCAGCCGAACCGGCCGGTGACGCGGACGGTCGGCCAGCGCTCGGTCTGGACGTCGGAGAGGCCGTAATAGTGGTACGGCTCAAAGCTCGGGATCTGCCCCGACTGGCGAAGCTGGATCGACTGGATCGGCTGCCCGTCGTCGGCGTAGTTGTAGGGGAGCAGGTCGAAGTCCTCGCCTTCGGTCAGCGAGACCCATGTGCCGTCGCCGAACCTATCGACGGCGACGCCCGAGACCGCGGCCATGTCGCCTAGCTCTAGCGAGCCGCGCCGCGATGTGACGTACTCGCGCGTCGCGTCCTCGGCCTCGACCGCGAAAGTGCGGTTGGTCTGCGCCTCGATAGCCGATGATGCAGCGCTGATCGCCAGCGTCAGGTCTTCGTCGGCATACGACTCGCCAGCAAGCTCAAGCGAGCGCTTGAGGTCTTCCAGATCGACGTAGGCAGCCATTCACGACTTCGGGCGGTCGTCGATGATCTCGTAGCCGGACGGGATCATCTCGCCAGCGACGACCTTGAAGACGTCGCCCGTGATCGGATCGACGACGATGACGTCGGTCTCGGCGATGACCTTGAGGGCATCGGCCTCGATCTGTGCCTGGTCGTTGATCTCGGTCACGTCGGCCTCCTCTAGAGAGTCCTGACGGGGACCGGGTGGCGAGCAGCGTCTCTCCGACCCGGCCCCGTCAAGCCTGCTTGTTACGCCGCCAGTTCGACGATCTGGAACAGCGACGGCCTCCAAACGAGGAGCGCCGCCCGCATCTCCGCGAGGATCGTCACGCGGTTCCGGAGGAAGTCGTCCTGATCGCTGTCGCTGAACAGCACGTTGACTCCCTCTCGGATCAGCACCTGCGCCCCGAGACCGAAGTCAGCCGTGAGCGCGAGACCCTGATCGAGAACCTGGCTCGGGATCACCCGGACGCCCCAGAGGGACATGGGGGTGTCGCCGAACGGCCCGCCGCCGTAGTAGGAGTACGACCCGGCGTTGTCTGCCGCGTTGTGCGCCTTGGCGG